CGATACACACGGTTCCTCCACAGGACTTCGTCACCTCGCATCGGCACGACCTGCTTGCCATTCAGGACGAGGTCCGTTGCGAGGATCAGAAAGTCCGTGGTCTCATAGGCAATCACCATGCCGCCCTGGTCGTACTGACTCGCCATCGAACGACCCACCGTCGCCGTGACTGTGACAGTTGCACCGAGACGCTGGTAGACAACGGACTGACTCGCACCCGATTTCTGGATGCGAGCCAGTGCTGTCTCTGCCCGTGAGAGTACGTCACTCATTAGCGGTCCAGAATCTCGACGTTGCACACGTCCAGGCGGCACGAGTCGCTGGCCGAGGCAACGGACCATTGGGCACTGACCGCCAGCGTGAGGGCTGCGGTCGTATCAACTGCGGTGCTGGCGAGCAGGAAAGGCTTCGCCGTCACCGTTCCAGCCACGCCATTGGCAACCATGCCGGTCGCAACCAGAGTCCCCGAAGACCCAGAGGTGCGAATGACGATGTCGGCCTCGACGTAGAAGATGTCGCCGTTGGCAGCATCCACCGCGCCAGTCGTCGCGATGACAGTGCTGCCCAGCTTCAGCTTGACCGTCAACGTGTCGGTCGAGTTCGTCGCCGTCGCCGTCCCCTGAGCCCGCACACGAATGATGTCGCCAGCATTCAGTGAAGACGCAGGAATCGTCAGCGTCGAGTTGTCGAAGTTGGTCTCGGTCGTGCTGTTGGTGACAGCAGCACTCGCCGCAGTCGCCACCAACGCCAGTGAATTCCCACTCGGAGCATTCAGCATGACATCGACCGTCGTGTCGCCCGATGCAGCGGCAGCCACTGCCACACCGAGGTACGTTCCGGTTCCGGCGACATTGGCCTGGGAGTTCAGAGAATCCCAGAAGCACCGCTGGCCGACCGCAATCGCGCCAGTAGGCTTGTCAAACCGGAAGACGCCTTCCGTGGTGATCGCACCGAGTTCGTTGGCGGCGATGTCCGTCTTGACAATGCCAACCAGCCCTCGCTGCACAATGACGGACCCGGCCACCTGGGCAGATCCGGGGGTGTAATTGATCGCACACCCCTCTTGGCGATAAGTGGGAAGACCCATGAATCAACTCCTGTCTGTGAGAGGGAAGTGTGGGTTACGCAGCACCCTTGGACATGACCGCGCCGAACGGTTCGGCCTGATCGCATCCAAAGTCGTGGTAGCCACGGAACTGAATGCCCAACGTCGAGAAGTCGGCCTCGCTGCTCTCGACGGTCGGGGCCTGCTGTCCGTTGAGGAACGACACGACGATGGTCGGATACTGCGTCGGCTCACGCAGCAGATACCACGCAGTCGCCGAGTAGCCGGTGAACGCCGAATCCGACAACCACGGACAGACCACCGGACGGTAGCGGTTGACGTAGATGTTGGTGTTCGGGACCACGGAATTGCCGCCCACCAAGGTGCTGCCGTTGTAGAGCCGCAGGGCGACAGCTTCCAGTTCGGGAGGGACGAGCAAAATCGACGGATTCCCGCCGATCCGCTTCGCCCCATCAGCCGCAGGGCTCTTCATCGTTCGGAACGCCGCAACACCCAAGCCAAGGCCGACTCCATCGTCGCCGAGGTTCGTTGTGCCGCCCGAGATGTAGTTGCCGCGAGCCGAAGTGAAGAACCCGGCGTTGTCCATGAACTCCCGCCAGAACACGTCGTTCATGTTCTGGGCGGCACCTGCACCGAGGCGAGTCCGCAGGTCATCGAACGCCCCGAGGTCATCGTTGATGATGTCCGTGCGGGTCAGCGAGAACATCTTGCCGTAGGTCTCGGCCCGCGTGGCATAGGATTCCTGCGAGACGGTTCCATGCGGGATCTCTCCCGTTGGCCCGATCTTCTCGTACGCCATGTTGTCGAGCAGTCGATAGCGAGTGACCGTCTTGAAGTCGCGGACAGTCTTGACGCCAGCGATCTGCCGCCAGGTCTGGTCCTCTTCGGTGTACCCGTCGAGCAACTCCTTGTTGGCGACGGTGCTGAGCAGGTTGCTGACCGACACGCCCAGCGTCGAGAAACCGTTTCCGGCCTGAATCGAGACCTTAACGGCGTTCATCACCTGAGCAAAGTTGCCAGCGTGAATGCGGTCACCGGGGCGAACCACCATCCCGCCCTCGCCAGCCGCCATCAGCAGCAACTGTTGCAGGCCGAGATTGCGGTAGTTCTTGTGTGCCGCCTCCAGCACATCTTCCTTGAACTTCTTCTCGAGACGAGGAAGCCCGGCACTCATGCACAGAGCGGCCTCGATCACGTCGGGGCGCACGTCCTTGTTGGACACATGAATCGCCGGACCCTTGGGGGCAGCAGCACGCACCATGGCCAGTTCAGCCTGAGAGGTCGCACGGATGGCAGCCGCCTCAAACTTCGCGTCAGCCCATCGCTCCTTGATCGCCTTGGCCTTGAGGGCCACAAGCTCCTTCTTGCCAGCCTGAACCATCTTGCGATAGTCGGGGCCAGCCTCCTCCTCGTACTGGGCGACGGCAGACTCGTACTCGGCCAGAACATCCTCGTAGGACGCCTTGATCGCATCAATGTCGAAGGCCGCAGCCTTGACATCCTTCTCGTCTCCACCCACCGCTTCGAGCTCCCCAGCGTACTTCGCCTCGAGGGCTTCACGCTGCTGGTCGGTCAGGGATTCAGGCTTGAACCCCATCGCCTCGATCCACTGATCGAACTTCATCGAATTTTCCCCTCGGGAAGAATCGGCAGCACCGGCTGCCAGGCGGACTGTGGTGCGCTCGTCTGCTCCACGCGGGAGAAACGCCACACCGTACAAACGACTCTTGCGGGCGACGTAAATCGGCCCCTTGTGCGTCATTCCATTGGCCTTGACGGAATCTCCGTCTTCGACCTCCTCAACCTCGACAGGCTGTACCTCAACGCTCGCCTGCCACGGGAATCCATTCCCACTCGCTGCCAGAAATTCCTGGGTCGCCGAGTTCGCGCCAGAAACGAGCCCGTCCATCTGGAGATCGCGACCCGTGTTCCGCACTGCCGTCACATGGCCGACGATAGCCTTCGAGTCGTGGTGGAGATTCGCCACGATGCTCGGGGCCTCCTCCATGCCAGTCAGGTCGATCACCACAGGCCGGTCCCATCCATTCACCCGCAGAGGACCGCCGTTGTAGGCAAGCACAGTGAACTTCCTCGGGGAATCGGCCTCCCCTGCATGAAGCTCCACCCCCCCGGCAAACACCAGACTCGAGCCTGCTTTCATCTTCTTCTCCCGGTCCATTTGGGCAACTTTCGCAGCAGCCCATGACTTGGCAGGATCGCCGCCCCACAGCAACCACGCGACAAATCCCGGCTTCTCCTTGCCTGCTGCATTCCAGCCGGGGCTCTTGCTGGCCTTTTCGTGGCGTGCGAACCAAGCATTCATCTCCCGAACATGATCCGGGGTCAGTGCCTCGCGCCGGGAAATCTTTCCAGCACGCGAAACGGTTTCTGGCTTGAGCCCATCACCCGAGCGGCCCTCCTTGTGCAGTCGCAGGCCACGTCGAGCAGCCGCCGCCATGCCTCCCGTGGGGCGAAGATCAACCGCCATTGGTCGCATCCTCCTGGGCCGGAACCCCGGCATTCCGCTGCGCCATCTCCGTCTGCATCTGGACCTGCATCGACTGCATGAAGTTCTGCCGCATCACAACAGCCTTCATCTCTTCGACAGTCACGCCATAGTCGTTAGCCAGTTGCGTGATGTGATCGGTCCAGTCCACGCCATCCTCAGCACACACAGACGACGGAGAGGCGATGCCGGTCGAGAGGTTGATCTTTCGAGCCTGCGCCTGGGAGACAACGTCAGCCACTGGATACTGGGGCCAGTCCCATGTATGCGACGGCACGCTGCCATCGCCACGGAAGCCATAGACCAGCCTGGCACGCTCGAAGAATCGCTCGAACAGGGGGTCCAGAACTGTGTCTTGGCAATCCTCTCGCTCACGGTCCAACTTCAGGAAGTAGGTGCCGTGGTCGAGCTTGCCCGAGGCGAAGTTGTAGCCCGAGGAGTCGCACATCGCGATGTTCGCAGGAATGGCAAGCGGTCGTGCCTGCTCCTGCACCAGGTTGCGGTGAAAAGCCTCGTACGATGCTGTCGGCTGCTCAGCCTTCATCTGCTTGACATCCCACCCCATCGGGAGCGCGGTCATCAACCGCTTGTCAATCGGCACTGAGGTCAGCGGCTGGACGGGATCCGCACCATCCGGCGTCATGTTCGTCGTGATGATGGCAGCGTAGTCAGCAGCCACTTCAGCAGCCGCCAACGTAGCCTCGCGCCACCGTCGAGCCGCACCGCCAGTGTTCAGCGTCGAGCGGAATTCCGGCACGCCTCGATGCTGGCCCGGACGACGGAGGGTGAACCAGTGGACGATGTATTTTGCGGCAATCCGAATCGGTTCGAGTGCCATCCACGAAAAGCTTCCGCCTGGATGGTAAGGCAGAATGTCGTAGTAGATTGGGTTCCCGAACTCATCGAACCGGATGCCATCGATGTAGCCCTCACGGTAAGGGGGAATCGTCGGACTGTGGCACATCTCGGTCTCGATCAGCATCACATCGAGATCGACCTGATCCTTGATGCGAGAGTTGTTGCGAATGATTCCGAACGACTCACCATCTTGCACCCGGGCATGGGCCATGCACCACAGCTTCCGCCGCAACTGCACTGCCCGAGACCACGAACGCCACTTGTCTTCCACGAGGGAATTGAACGCAGGGCTCTGGGACTGCATCCGCAGAGTCGGGCCTGTTCCAACGAGAAAGTCGGCATGCGTCTGGAGCATGCCATCCGTGTACCCGTTGTTGGCAGCCTCGTATCGAGCCCGCTTGACCAGCGTCCGCCGAACCTGAGTCGAATGAGCGGAGTCAGCGTCAAGCGCATCCGCATTCACCCAGTAGTTGTCCATGTCCACCGACGAACGGGCAGCGTCGAACGTGGCGCGAATCTCACGCCTCGGCTTCTGCATTGCCGCTGCCAGATC